TATTGCCAAAGGATTAGGGTTACTTGGAATTAATTACGAAGATCGAAGTGAGCCCTTCTTAGGAGCCAGTGGTGTAACTCATCCATTATTGTCAGAGGCTGTGACCCAGTTTCAAGCACAAAGTTACAAAGAGATGTTACCAAGTGGCGGTCCTGTAAAGACCCAGATCCTTGGTGCACCGACCAAGGAGACTGAAGCACAAGCCCAGCGTGTAGAAGATTTCATGAATTATCAGATAACTGAAATCATGGAAGAGTATGATCCAGATACAGATCAAATGTTGTTTTATTTGCCACTTACTGGATCTACATTTAAAAAAGTTTATTTTGATGAAACCAAACAGAGAGCCGTTTCCAAGTTTGTACCAGCAGAAGATATGGTTGTTCCATATTCGGCTAGTGATTTAAGAACAGCGGAGAGGGTGACACATGTAGTTAGAATGACATACAATGATATTCGCAAACTACAAGTAGCGGGAGTTTATAGAGATGTTGAATTATCTGAAGCAGATGAGGGTGACGATGATGGAGCAATCCAAGAGCGTGCTGATGAGTTGTTGGGATTACGCCCTAACTATTCTGATGACTCTTATACCTTATTGGAATGCCACATTGACTTGGACTTGGAAGGTTTTGAAGACACGGATATGGAGGGGAATCCTTCGGGTGTTATGTTGCCTTATATTGTTACCCTTGATCAAACTTCTGGAAAAGTGTTATCAATTTCTAGAAACTTTAGAGAACAAGACCCATTAAAGAGGAAACGTCATTATTTCACCCATTTTAAATTTTTACCAGGATTTGGATTTTATGGTTTCGGGTTACTGCACACAATCGGAGGTCTATCTCGTGCTGCAACTTCTATTCTAAGACAGTTAATTGATGCAGGTACATTATCGAACTTACCAGCTGGTTTTAAAGCAAGGGGTGTTCGTATCCGTAACGATGATGAGCCTCTAAACCCTGGTGAATTTAGAGATATCGATGTACCGGGTGGCGATCTTAAAAATTCTATTATTCCTCTGCCATATAAAGAGCCATCGGGAACACTAGCACAGCTTTTGGGTGTGGTTGTTGACTCTGGTAGACGTTTTGCACAGGTTGCAGATGCAAAAGTTGCTGATATGAACTCGCAAGCACCTGTTGGAACGACTGTTGCCTTGATTGAACAAGGTTCAAAGATCATTTCGAGCATACATAAGCGTCTACATTACGCTCAAAAGCAAGAATTTCGCATGTTAGCCGAGATTTTTAGTGAAAATCCAGTTCCATACCCGTATTTTGTAGGAAATGTACCCCCAGAGACTATGCAAGCCGACTTTGATGGTCGTGTGGACATACTTCCAGTGTCAGATCCGAACATTTTCTCTATGGCACAGCGATTATCACTAGCTCAAACACAATTACAACTAGCTCAAGCGGCACCACAGATACATAATGTGCATGAGGCGTACAGACGTATGTATGATGCGTTGGATATTAAGAATATTGATAATATTTTACCACAGCCTCCACAACCACAGCCCATTGATCCAGCAACCGAGAACGGAAATGGTATGAAAAACATGCCGTTGCAAGTATTTCAACAGCAAGATCATGAAGCTCATGTTAGAGCTCATGTTTCCTTCTTGGCTACACCTGCAGCACAAACAAATCCACAGGGATTCATTATGTTACAGGCTCATGTACAAGAACATGTGGGTATGATGGCTCGTGATCAGGTAACTACGTTCTTCCAAAAGACAGCAGAAGAAGCACAAATGAATGGTGAGCCTGTTCCACAGATAAATCCAGAAGCTGTTGAAGCAGCAATTGCTCAACAGGTTGGAGAGATATTGAATGAGGTAATACCATCACTCCAGCCACAGCAACCGTCTGATCCGTTAGTGGAGATTAGAAAGAAAGAGCTTGAGAACGATACAGCCGAGTTACAAAGAAAAGCTCAAAATGATCAAATGAATTTTCAGATTGATCAAGCTAAGTTACAGCAAGCTTACGAGTTAGCTCAACAAAGACAGAGACTACAAGAGAATATTGCTGACGATAGGAACGATGTAAATATCTATCGTATAAATACTGCGGCATCTTTGAAAGGTAAGTAACCTATGATATAATCTGGATATGGATCCAGTAACTATATCATTAGCCGTTGGCGTGGCATCAAAAGCTTTCTCTGCAATTAAACAAGGATTTGCTGTAGGTCGTGACATTGAACAAATGTCTGGTGACATTGGTAGATGGATGGGAGCCGTAAGTGATGTTGACAATGCAGAGAAGCAAGCGAAGAATCCTCCCTTGTTTGGTAAATTGTTTAAAGCAGGTTCTATTGAAGAGGCGGCAATGGCTGCATACGCTGCAAAGAAGAAACTTGAGGAACAAAGATACGAGCTCAAGACATTTCTAAATATGACTCATGGACCTGGTGCTTATGATGAGCTATTGGCTATGGAAGGTCAGATAAGAAAGCAACGTCAAGAGACAGTTTACAAACAACAACAGATGAGAAGACAGATTGGTGAAGCAGTTACATGGCTTCTTGTTGCAGGGATTGTTGGTGGTTTTGCATTATTAGTTGCTTCTGTTTTTTTTAACAAAGCACATGCATATGAATACAAACCAAAAGCATATACTAAACAACAACTACAGAATCAAGGTAAGGTTGAGAAAAAGAAATATACAACTTGCCGTTTAAAAAAAAGAATTAATTCAAAAACTGGGCAGATGGCTTGTATTTATATAGGAAATAATCAAACATATGAGATGATGATTGAGAGTTGGTGCCCAAAGCAATACAAATGTATTTATAATCCTTGGGGTAAAGAACCCAACATTGATGATGTAATTAATTCGTTAAACAATGCAACGAAAGGTAAGTAAATGGAAAATATGGTATTAGATGCGTGGAATGATTTATCGTACATAGAAGGAACACTATTTACAATTTGGCTTTTTATCTTATACTATGGTAAAGTTTGGATAGACAGTAGATTTTCTAAGAAGGAGTGCAAGTGCTCACAGCGTTAATAGGACCTATAGCTACTTTAGCTGGGACTTGGTTTGAAAACAAAGTTGAAAAGACTAAGGCTGAAGGACAGGCTAAAGTCGCAGAGGCAAGAGCTCGTGCTACTGTTGCAGAGAAGGTTGCAGCAGGTGAAGTCGCATGGGAAGGCAAGATGGCTGATGCTACAGTGGATAGTTGGAAAGACGAGTTTGCCTTAGTTGTACTACTTTTGCCCGCAATTTTAGTATTTTTGCCCGGCATGAAAGAGTATGTTAAAGATGGTTTTGAGATATTAGCTAGTTTACCAGAATGGTATCAATATCTTTTATATATTGCGATTAGTGCAAGTTTTGGAATCAAGGGAGTTGGACAAGCTGCAAAGATGTTCAAGAAAAAATAATGGTTAGGGTAAAACAATTCGCAGATGATTTAGCAATAAGTACAAAACAAGCTAAAGACTTAATTAACAAAGGTCGTAACCGAAGAGACGGTGGATCGCAAATCTTGGAGAAAACTATGTCTGAAACAGAAAAGAAAAAAAAGAAAAGCAAAAAAAAGAAAGACATAATAGGGGGAAGAACTAAAAAAGATTATGGTATCCCACCAATTCCAATGCCTCCGTTTATTGGAGCGGGTAGAACTAAAAGAAATTATGAAGAGCCCGATATACCACCTTTGGCACGACCAATAGGTAAAAGAAGAGGAGATAATTCAGATCCTCGACTAATGGCTGATGGAGGATCTAACGTAACTAAAGTGAATACAGACAAACTTACAAAAGCACAGATGGGTCAATTTAGAAACATAGTAAACGCATCAACATCAGGTAAGATTACTCCAGCAGAAGCTCAAAAGAAAATAAGAAAAATGTTAACATTAAAGAAAAAAGATGGTGGTGGTTTTCCAGACTTAACGGGTGATGGTAAAGTTACTAAAAAAGATATCTTAAAAGGTCGTGGTGTCCCAGGTTTTTCCCGTGGTGGTGGCATGGCTATCCAAGGACTAGGGTTTAAAGGAGTTCGCTAAATGCGTGATTCGGATTTTCAAAGCATAAGTGATTCTCAAAATATGGGTATTGATAGTGGTGGCTACGATCCCTCTCAATCTTCAGTATCTGACGATAATAACAATACTAATGCAAATATAGCTGCAGCTATTCGAAATCAAAACATAGGTGGTGGAGGTGATACCTATGATGCAAGACAAGCTTTACAAACAGCTAGAGGTATAACCTCGACTAATCCGTATGGCTACAATAATCCTTTTCAAGGTATAGCTGATTTTTTTGGTGTTGATGTTAATTATAATAACATTATGAGCCAATCATCTATGGATGATATAGCTAATAAAAACTATAATCGTTATGTAAACCCTATGAATGATCCTAATAAACCTGGGTTTGATCCGAACAAATTAGCTAGTCAAACACAAACAGATTTAAATAAAGGTTTTGGTTCTTTGTTTGGTAGCTCTTTAGGGGAACAAACACAGTTAGGTCTGATAAAAGAACAAAAGCCAGATGCTTTACCAGGAATGGATACAGCTGCCTTAAATGTTTTTAGTATGCTCGGTGGAGGATTACCTTCATTAATGGCTAACGTAAATGCGAATCCATCTAATTTTATACCAGAACAAGCTCCTCAATATCAAGCCTCAAGAGACCCGATGAGCAAACAATATGATGCAGAAACATATGATAAGAGCTATATAGGCAGTGCACTTGACACAATGTTTGGCGAAGGGTCTACAAAACAAGCAACAAATCTTGTAGAAGATGCAGTTAATTATCTTAAAAACGCAGGTAAACCTTAGTGTACATAACTGATTTTTTAAACAAATATAAAAAAGACTTAAATAACAGAGTAGAAGACATAAGTATTTCATTGACTAGTGGAAGTGCATCTGATATTGGTCATTATAAGGCAATGGTAGGCGAAATTCAGGGATTAACCTATGCATTGGAACACATACAAACCCTGCTAAAAAAGGTGGATGATGACTCTAATAGTACCAGAATACGTTCTAGCACAGAGGAACG